ACATCCAAACAGTCGAAGTCACAAGCATCGACCACGAGTCGATCCAGATGGAGGCGTGGGCGAAAGCCGTCGCCGAGACTCTGGTCCAGCACTACCCCGCGCACCTATGGTCGGTAGGCTGGATGCCGGGTCTGACTCTGTGCGTCAAGAACATGGCAATCCCCGGGAACTACGGGTATACCATCGACGGCACGAAGATCGCCACTTCCAGCGAGCTTGCTCACCTCGCCATGCTGGCGGGGGGTGAACTTCTGGAGCGATGCGGCTTCAAGCGTGGTGAGTGGAACGGAGAGTTTGCAACCCACGTGGAGGGAGCCGACCCCCGGCACCTTCACGGTCTCTAGGAGAACGACATGGCTGACGACACACTCAAGGACGCGCTGCTGAACCCGAAGAAGATCGCTCAGAAGCGCGAGGAAGCGGCAGAGCAAGACCCGAAGAAGGGCCGTGACGCGGGCCAGCTTCCCGGCGAGTTTCAAATGAGCCAAGCGCAATTCTCCAACTTCGGTAAGAAGAAAGGTGGCAAGAAATGAAGGCGGAAACAATGGCGAAGGCTATCGAACTCCGTTGCGACATCCGCGACCTGGAGACCAGCATTGCGAACTGGAAGAAGGTCGAATTCGTACCCGCTGCGTTTTGTGGCGACCAGATGTACATGCCGAAGGCGGGGATCACCAAGAGTATGTTCAACCTGCTGTCTGCGGAAGCTGTCGCCACCCTTGAGAAAGAGCTGTCGAACAAGCGGCGGGAGTTCGATGACCTCTGACCCCCGCGATCAGGGCAATGGGTGGATTGGCGTAGACTTTGACGGCACGCTGGCCCACTACGACCACTATCGTGGGACAGATCACGTTGGGGCGCCCATTGACAAGATGGTGACGAGAGTGAGGAAGTGGCTGGCTGATGGCAAGGATGTCCGGCTGTTCACTGCCCGCACGCCGAGCCCCGCCATCCGCAAGTGGATGAAGGAACACCTTGGGCAGATCCTGCCCATCACGAACACCAAAGATCGCCACATGCAGGCGCTCTACGATGACAGGGCCGTTCAGGTCAAGCGCAACACGGGCGAAACGGACCCAGAACACGAGAGGCAGGTCTGGGCAAAATGAGTTGCATCTATCAGCTTAAATTTCCAAGCGGGGAATGCTACATTGGGAAATCAGTAGACCCGACACCTAGGGGCCGGGTTCTGAAGCACATTTCGGTAGCCCGCAGCACTGAAGTTGATTACGCAGTGTCCAGGGCCATTAGAAAGTACGGCGCAGATAGCTTTGAAGTTAGCGTACTGTACTCGGGTGATGCAGATAAAGAACTTCTAGCACTCGCTGAAGTTGAAGCTATTGACAAGTGGGGAACTAAGTTCCCTAAGGGGTACAACCTAACTGACGGCGGAGAAGGCTCCATTGGATTTTCGTACGGTGACGAAGCCAAGAAAAGAATGTCCCGAGGGCAAAGGTTACGCTGGGATGCTCCAAGGCAGTCCAGGTTCGCATTCATAGAGTGCATGAAAGAAAACCGACCGTTTTCAGATATTCTTGGAGTTCTGACATGGCAGAAATAATGGGTCGCCCGCAGCCGCCGACGGCGCAAGTCGCGGAGCCTACTGACCGAGATGCCTCAGACGGCGAAACTCGGGACCAGACAAACTATCTGACGCTGGCACGGTCAGCGTATCGGGCCAGTACGAACTATATGGACTCGAACTTCCGTAAGGGGTTTGAAGATGGCATCCGTGCATTCAACAATCAGCACCCCAGCGATTCAAAGTATTCTGCTCCCGCTTACGATAAGCGCTCCAAACTGTATCGTCCGAAGGTCCGCAGTGTCATTCGTAAGAATGAATCAGCCGCCGCTGCTGCGTTCTTCTCAAATATGGATGTGGTTAGCATGGAGGCGGGCGACCAGAGCGACAAGGTACAGATCGCCAGCGCCGAAATCAACAAGCAACTCATTCAATATAGATTGACACGCACCATCCCGTGGTTCCAGACCGTGCTGGGAGGGCTACAGGACGCGCAAACCGTGGGCTGCGCTGTTGCGCACGCCTACTGGGACACTTCAGGTCGCGACGTTCCTGTCGTTGACTTGCTGCCGATCGAGAATTGTCGGTTCGACCCCAGCGCCAACTGGATCGACCCAGTGAACACCAGCCCATACTGGATTCACTGCATCCCCATGTACTCCATGGACGTCAAGGCCAAGATGGTCTCCGGCGACTGGAAGGAAATGGAAATCACGTTTGCGCAGGCGTCCAATATGGACAGCACTCGCACGGCACGCGGTAAAGATCGTGAAGACCCATACGGCCAAGAATCCAGAGGAGTAACGGACTATGACATCGTCTGGGTTCAGCGACACATCCACAGAAGAAACGGAGCCGACGTTGAGTTCTATACATTGGGAGAACATGCTCTCCTATCTGATCCTCGCCCGCTCCAAGAGTCTGTTTTCCACGGGCGGCGACCGTACATCATGGGGTGCTGCATCCTTGAAACCCACAAGGTCATCCCCAGCGGAGTTCCCCAGCTTGCCCGAGGACTAGCTGATGAAGCCAATGAAGTGGCGAACTCACGCATCGACAACGTCAAGTTCGCGCTGAACAAGAAATGGTTCGCAAAGCGTGGCGTGGACGTTGACCTCTCCGGGCTGGTGCGGAACGTTCCCGGTGGTGTGGTCATGATGAACGACCCCATCAACGACGTCCGAGAAATCAGCTGGCCGGATGTGACCGGCAGTGCCTACGAGGAGCAGAACCGCATCAATCTCGACATGGACGAACTGCTGGGCAACTTCAACCCAGCGGGGTTGATGACCAGCGGTGCGGGCCATGCCCCGGCGCGGAACATGGCGATGCTGAACTCCAGCACGGGCACGCTCGTTGAGTACTTGATCCGCACTTACGTCGAGACATTCGTGCAGCCTGTACTGCGTCAGCTTGTTCTTCTCGAGCAGCACTACGAGACGGATACTGTCATTCTGGGCCTGTGCGCGAAGAACGCCCAGTTGTACCAAAAGTTCGGCGTAGACGAGATTACCGACGAACTTCTGAATCAGGAGATCACGGTAAACGTGAACGTCGGCATGGGTGCCACAGACCCCACGCAGAAACTTCAGAAGTTCCTCAGTGCGATGAGCGCATTCACCAACATGCTGAAGAACCCCATTCCGGGGGCCAACATGGTGGAGATTGGCAAGGAGATCTTTGGACATCTGGGCTACTCGGACGGCTCTCGGTTCTTCACCACTGACAACCCACAGATCACTGCGTTGCAGGGCCAACTTCAGCAGGCGCAGGGCATGATCCAGAAGCTGGAGGCCGAGAAGAAGGAGCGCATGACTGGTCACATGGTCGGTCTGCAGAAGACTCGCGAGACCAACCAGACCAAGCTACAGCAGGTTGTAATCCAGGAAGAGAACGAGAACAAGCGTTCGCTAGCCACCCACTTCGCCGCTCTGCACATGGCGAACACCAAGGAGAAGAGCAGTGGAAAATGAGGAACTGTATGCCCGCGCTGCCTTCGGCAAGCAGGTGGAATTATTTTGGGCATCAGCAGTGGGCGAGTACTTGCGCAACCGTGCGCAGGAGTGCTACACTAACGCCGTGGACTTGTTAAAGAATGTAGACCCTACGGATGTGAAGAAAATAGTCCGGGCGCAGGGGGATGTTTGGAAGGCAGAGACGCTAGAACGTTGGATGTCGGAGGCAATCATGGATGGCCTCAAGGCATTGGACCTCATCGAAAACCCAGGAGAAGATGAATGATCAACTACCGTCGCAAGTTCTGTTTCAAACGTGACCCCGATCCAGTTGACGCTGGTGGCGGCGAAGCGGACACTGGCGATAGTAGTGCTGGGTCTGGTGCGATTGGCACCGGCAACGACGAGCGGCTGGCCCGCCTCGACGCTATCAACGATGCGAATGATGCAAGCAACGCGGAGGAACTGGCGGACGTCAATGATGACGGTACGACCACCCCGTTTCTTGTGGAGGGCGATGCGGCTGAAGTCGTTCCGGAAGAAGTACCCCCGAAAGAGATAGCAGAGCCTGAGGCTGACGACGAGCCAGTCCGCAAGTTCAAAGTCAAGGTCAACGGCAAGGAGCTTGAGTTCACGGAAGAAGAGCTTATTGCCAGAGCACAGAAGGTTGCGTCGGCGGACGAGTATCTCGCCGACGCGGCTCGCCAGAAGCGCGAGGCTGCGGCGCAACCCGCAGCCCCGGCTGGTCCTACGGAAGCGGAACTCCAAGCCGCTCGGGACGCAGAAGACCGCGCGATTGTCCGCGCGATACAAATGGGCACGGAAGAGGAAGCTCTCCAAGCGGTACGCAAGCTTGACGAGCGCAGAGCGCGTCCATCCGTCACAACGGACGACATGTCTCGGGCCATCGATGAACGCCTCGCTTTCAATGAAGCCATCTCGAAGTTTCGGAGTGACTACTCGGACATCTCGGGGGATCCACTGCTCAACACTCTCGCCCAACAGCGGGACAATGAGCTGATCGCATCTGGTGACGCTCGGCCCTATGCCGAACGTTACGAGCAGATCGGTAAGGAACTCCGCGCTTGGAAGGAAAGCCTGTCCCCGGCTCCTGCGAAGGAGCCAGAGGTCAAGGAACCTGTGGAAACTGGTATGGAAGCGAAGAAGGCCAAGAAAGCCGCTGCGCCCACCGTCCCGGTCTCCGCCACCAAGAAAGTCCAGCAGGTCAAGCCAGACGAAGACGATGGTGAAGAAGATGCGTCCTCTGTGATCGCCAACATCGCGAAAGCTCGCGGCGGGCCACAGTGGATGAAAGCCTAGGAGATCGAAATGGCAGGTCAGGTATGGGCGGTCAACTCGCTCGGCGGGTTCATGTACTCGCGTCAGTTGAGCAACGTGCTTCGCATGGCGGTTCAGCCGCTGGTGAAGTTCCGGCAATTCGCGGACGTTCGCGATGCGTCACAACAAGGCAAGAAGAAGGGTGACATCTTCACCTGGGACGTCTTCTCGGACGTCGCTCAGTCAGGCGGTGTGTTGGCAGAAACCAACACGATGCCGGAAACCAACTTCACCATCGTTCAGGGCACCCTGACCGTGACTGAAGCTGGCAACTCGGTGCCGTACTCGGGCAAGCTGGACAACCTGTCCAAGTTCCCGGTCATGGAACTGATCCAGAAGGTGCTGAAGAACGACGCGGTCAAGACCTTCGACCGGCTGGCCTGGACGCAGTTCAACCAGACCCCTCTGCGTGCCATCCCCACGGGCGGCACGGACACGGCGGCAATCACCCTGTTCACTGGCGGCACCGTCACCGGCACGAACTCCATCGCCTACGGCAACGCCCACGCGAAGTCGGTGGTCGACCTGATGAAGGAACGGAACATTCCGGCCTACCTCGGTGACGACTACTACGCGCTGGCATGGCCGACGACGCTGCGTTCGTTCAAGAACAACCTCGAAACGATCCACCAGTACTCGGACACCGGGTTCAAGTTGATCATGAACGGCGAAATCGGCCGCTACGAGAACGTTCGTTACGTCGAGCAGACCAACATCGCGAAGGGGTCCGGCACTGACGGCATCACCCAGACCGTGTGGGTCAACGGCAAGTCGGACTGGATGTTCTTCTTCGGCAACGACACCGTCGCCGAGGCCATCGCGGTTCCCGAGGAAATGCGCGGCAAGATCCCGAGCGACTACGGTCGTTCCAAGGGTGTCGCGTGGTACTACCTCGGCGGCTTCGGCATCGTCCACACTCTCGCTGCGAACGCTCGCATCGTGAAGTGGGATTCACTCGCTTAAGGAGAAGGCACATGGTTGCGAAAAACATGGCGTACGACCATCCGGCGTACCTCGCGGTCATCCCGCAAAACTCCGGCACTCTCACGGGGGCGGCAGGCTTGAGCACGAAATTTGCAGCGTTCACCGCGCTGCAAGTCAAGAGCATCACGCTTGCTGCCCTCGTGCTGAGCACCGGGGCAGACATCGTCAGCATCGTGAAGGTGACCGGCACGAACGGCACCAACACGACCACCACGACTCAGGTCTACGGGACGCACGGCTCCGCCGCGTATCTCAGCAACCTGACGCCGGCCAGCCCGGCCAGCCAAGTTTCGCTCCAACAGGGCGACACGTGGTGGGTGCAGAAGGGTGCTGACGCCACCACCACGTTCGCGGCTACGGTCGAGTTGGCAATCGTGCCCCTCGCCAACGTCACGGTCTAAGGAGGACCATCATGGCAACGAACAGCACCAAGAAGCAGTTCAACAGAATCGCGGACAACCTGCCCGCCGACGTCACGCGGACTGGCAAGGGTCCGCACGCCAGAAACTACGGGGGAGACAGCGCAGGACAGATGCGCGGAAACTCGATGCCCGAGAAGTTCGCTGAGCCCTTGGGCGAAGTGAGCGCTCAGATCACTGGCATCGAAGGTCTGCACAACGACATCGGCGAAATGTCGGGGTTCATCACCACGGGGTATCTGGACAAGCAGTCCACTCCGTTCGGTGAAGCAGCGAAGTTCAACTTCCTGCCGCCCGGCATGAACATCAGCAACCAAGAGAACGCTGAGATTCACGACATGCCGCTGGTGAAGCTGGTCGCCGAGTCGTACCCCGGCGACGGCTGGTCGCCCACGCCGCGTGACATGCCGGAATAATCCCCGGCACTTCGTGAGTGAGTAGACCTGCGGGGGCCATCGTGCCCCCGCACTTCCATCAAGGAGAACAGCGTGCGGAATCCACTTCAAGAGAAAATTCAGATCACCGTCCCGACCAAGGACGCAGAGCCCGCCGAAGGCTGGGCCAGTTTCGAGTCAGCGCGTGACTCGCAGGCAGGTGTACCCAGCTTCAAGGGTCGTACCAATCAGGACTTGGACGGCAACAAGTTCAACATGATGCCCCCCGGCATGGAACTCAACAACCAGTGCTCGACGGAGATCAACCGTATGCCGTTCGTGATGTCTGGCGAGGGTGATGTGTCCAAGGACACGAACCCCACTGCATTCGCCAACGGGTTCACCAAGCGCGAGCAGAAGGGCACCGACGACCAGTACACGGGCGAACACGTGGACCAGTTCTACGGTGACGCGGGCGGCTTCGTCGAACGGAACAACTACCTCGACCGGATCTAGTCCGTGGGCCTGCCCCTCAGCGCCTATATTCACCGCACCATACTGACTGCGCCCGATGGGACGCAGACGGAGGAGGTGAATTACGTCGCCACTACGGTCTGGGACACGGGCACCCTCCAGTGGGTCAAGGCAACTCAGGGCGGGGGCGGGGGCGGGGGTGGTGCTGTCACAGTAGCTGACGGGGCAGACGTAACTCAAGGTGCCATTGCTGATGCGGCGGTGTACGGCGACAGTGCGGGCACATTATCGGCCAAGCTGCGCGGCCTAATCGCGGTATTTAGGCAGCGCGGCATCGCGATGGCCGCAGCCACGGCATCTGTAACCGGGGTGGACTCGACCATCGTGGCTGCGAACGCAAGCCGGAAGATGCTGCTGATCGCAAATGTCGGTGTGAATACACTATTCATCGGTGACGGGGCCGCAGCAGTGAACAATAAGGGCATCTGCCTATACCCCGGCTCCACTTGGCAGATGGACGAGTACACGTTCACCACCGCTGCGATTCACGCCATAAGCGCCGCAGGGACCACGGCATCGATTCAGGAGTACCAGTAGCATGGCTATCTCCAGTGTGACGCTACCGGCTGGCTCAGCCCAGATGATCCAATACAACTCCAACGGTTTGTTCGCTGCGGAATCCCAGTTCAAGTACCTAGGCGGCGGGTCGTCAATCCTCACAGTGGATGGCCTGCAATTTACGGGCGCGAGCACCCCGATATCAATATTTGTGACCAATGGAAAGGGGCTCATCGTCAGGGCTGGCGGGGGTGTTGTAACCCCGGGGGGCACACTGACTCTATCCGGTGGGGATGGATCCCCCGGAGGCCCTACAGCTATCACTGGGGGTGCTGCGGGTGCGGGTGGTGGCGCGGGCGGCGGAGTGACCATCACGGGCGGGGTGGGGGTTAATACGTCATCCGGTGGTGTAATCATCACTGGCGGGTCTGCGACATCAACCATGACGGCTGGCGCGGTATCGATGACCGGGGGGTCCGCGAATGTGACCGGGGGCGCTGGGTCTGTAGTCGGCGGCGCAGGGACCGGGGCTTCTGGCGTCGGCGGGGCGGTGAAGCTAAAGGGTGGGGCGGGCACTACCGCGAACGGCGTGGTGACGCTGGAAACCGCACTTGGGGTCGGGCTAAAAATATCTGATGACCTGTCCGCCGTGAAGCTGGGATTCTACGCCGCTACTCCGATAGCCAAACCTACTACCGGGTCCGCGTCGGCAACTTTCGTGGCGGGGGCGGGTGCAGCCGTTCAGGATGTTTCTACGTTTGATGGGTACACGATAGCGCAGATTGTGAAGGCGCTGCGTGATTTTGGACTTCTGACCTAGGGGATATACATGAGCCGTATCGTAGTTCCGCAAAACACCCTCGTTGGGCGAAAGCTCCTCGGGCTGAACAATGAAATCATCCAAGCATCCAACGATGCATCCCGGCTGAAAGCCATTGCAGACCAGATCACCAACGCCGGGGCGTCTCCGGCGTTGCTGGAGTCCTCGCTGGAGTCCTCCATGCCCGCTGGGTCGGGCACCGCAATCTACAACGGCATAGTGCAGATCAATACCGCCCTCGCCGGGCTTGCGAGCATCGTGTCCGCAATCGATCAGGGGTAGCCATGTCCGAGATCAGAAAGCAGGCGGTCGTGATTTCCCGCCACTGGCACAGCCCGCAAATCACAGTCACCATCCGCGACGACAGCATCGGGCTAGAATGCCCGCTGGACGACTTCATCGAGGCACTGATCGCCGAAATCAAGTCGCCGATGATGCACGCCACCCGCTCCCGACAGGCCGACGACATACGGGCAGTCAAGGATGTCGTGCTGGGTAAGATCAAGGAAGCCTCAGCCTACGTGATTTAGGAGAACGCAATGAGCACGCTGAACAGAAGTAAGCCCTATGCGGCAATCGCGGGTCATCCACGAGCCAGCTACGAACAGGATGGTCTGCTATACGATGGCGCGGGGAATCTTCTCGGTACGCCCCCCACGGTCGCGAAATCCGTGGAAGAGCACAACCTCATCCAGACGGATCAACTGGTCAGCGCGCAGGAATTCCTTAAGAACGTGCTGGCGTCCGGCGCAGTGTCCAAGGCTACGCTCTACAAAGAAGCTGAGAACAACAATCAGCCGTGGGACGCAGTCAAGGACGCGTCCATTGCGTTGAACGTGATGAAATTCAAGTTCAAACAATCTGAAATGTGGAGGTTGTCAGAGCCGGTGGAGTAGGCTACACTACAGGCACTGCAACACAGGAGATTCAGATGGTTTGGAGAGCGACAGATCCCCAGTGCAACGAGTCCAAAAAGATCGTTTGGGAGGTCGCTCCGTACCTTCGAGGTCGTGGGGTTGACATCGGCGCGGGAGATTTCAAGATCCTTCCGCATGCCATCAGCGTGGACAACTTGAACCACGTTGCGTTCGGCTTCACGCAGAAGCCCGACATCGTGGCTGACGCATCTAAGCTGGATATGTTTGCCTCCTGCTCGATGGATTGGGTCTATTCCAGCCACACGCTGGAACACGTGGAGGACATGCACGCCACGCTGAAGGAGTGGTGGCGGCTGGTCAAGCAGGGTGGGTATCTGGTCATGTACCTCCCGCACAAGGACTACTACCCGAACATGGGTGAGCCGGGGGCCAACCCTGACCACAAGCGCGATTTCCTGCCACACGAAGTCGTTGCCGCAATGCCTGATGGGTGGGACTTGGTCTCACAGCAGGAGCGGAACGATGGCATGGAGTACTCTTTCCTGCTGGTGTTCAAGAAACTCTCCGGGAAACTCCGGCTCCACTCCTGGAACTCAGTGCGACCACACAAGACCGCTCTTGTGGTCAGATACGGAGCCTTCGGTGATGTGCTACAGGCTAGCAGCGTGGTTCGCGGGCTTAAGGATCAAGGATTCCACGTTACCTTCCACTGCTCCAAGCCCGGAAGTGACGCCATCGAGCACGACCCCAACATCGATAACCTGATCCTGTTTGACAAGGATCAGGTGCCAAACGCCAATCTCGTGGATTTCTGGGCGTGGCAGCGCAAGAAGTATGACCGATTCGTCAACCTGAGCGAGTCGGTCGAAGGCACCCTGCTGGCAATGCCGACACGTGCGCAGGGCGGGTGGACCCCGAGCGTGCGCCACAGCATGATGAACCGGAATTACCTCGAGTTCCAGCATGCGCTGGCAGGGGTGCCGCACGTTCCTCAGGTGCGCTTCTACTCTACGAATGACGAGCGTGCGTGGGCACGCAAAACTCGTCAGCGTATGGGCACCGGCCCCATCATCATGTGGTCACTGGCGGGTAGTTCTGTTCACAAAACGTGGGCAGGATTGGACAATATCCTCGCCAGCCTGATGGTGCAGTTTCCCACGTGTGAAGTCGTCTTGGTCGGCGGTCCGGAGTGCGTCATTCTGGAGCAGGGCTGGGAGAAAGAGCCCCGCATTCACAAGACATCGGGCAAGTGGAGCATCCGACAGTCGCTCAGCTTCTTGTCTCAGTGTAATCTGATTATCGGGCCTGAGACTGGCGTGCTGAATGCTGCCGCGTGCATGCCCGTTCCGAAGATTGTATTTCTATCGCATTCGACGGAAGAAAACCTCACTCGGGACTGGGTCAACACCACTTCACTCAGCAGCAAGGGAACGCACTGCAAGGGACGGGGTCAAGATGAAGCTCCAGCCTGTCACATGATGCACTACGGCTGGGATACTTGCACGCAAGATCCAGAGACCAGTACGGCTATCTGCCAAGCTGAAATCTCAGTTGAGGAAGTGTGGCATGCTGTCGCCGCGCCACTCGCCGCATGGCTGCGTCAGAAGGAAGCGGCATGACTGAAGAGCGTATTCCGATGTCGGTAGTCGGTCAAGACCAGATTTACTTCCTGTGCGAGGAAGCTGAATCTACCCCCGCAGGCTGTTTCGTAGAGCTAGGTGTGTACCGGGGCGGGACTGCGTGGCACCTATCCAAAATCGCTGCGTACCAAGATCGTGAAATCTACCTGTACGACACGTTCACCGGCATACCGATGCAGGGTTCGCTTGATCCGCACCCAGTTGGCGATTTCGGGGATACCAGCGTAGATTTCGTCCGTTCTGCGATTCCCTACGCTACTGTAGTTCAGGGTGTGTTTCCGGCTTCCGTCGTACCCATGCCCCCCATTGCATTCGCGCACATCGACGCGGACCAATATCAGTCCATCAAGGATGCATGCGCCGTTCTTGGCCCTATGATGGTTCAGGGCGGCAAGATGGTATTCGACGATGTGTGGCTGCTCGCGGGGGCGACGGCTGCGCTGGAAGAGACTGGGTGGGTCATCGATAAGACTCGTGGCGGCAAGGCTATGGTGAGGTTCTAGCATGACTACTTCTGGCGTCTACTCGTTCTCGGTCACGCGGGATGACCTCATCCGTCAGTCGATGTTGAACATCGGCAAGCTGGGGGCGTACGATACGCCGGATGCAGTTCAGACTGCTGACATCGGGCTGATGCTGAACATGATGTGCAAGCAGTGGATGGGGAAGGCTGACTTCGCACCCGGCTTGAAGGTCTGGACGCGCAAGAGGGGTCACCTGTTCCTCTCCAACACTACGGGGCAGTACACCGTCGGGCCGGGAGCTACGGGGTGGACGAACAGCTACACGGGTAGAACTCTGGCCGCTGCCGCTGCCGCTGCCGCGACGTCCTTGGTGCTGAACAGCATCACAGGGCTGGTCATTGGGGACAAGATAGGCATTGAACTGGACAGCGGGGAGCTGTTCTGGACTACCGTGCTAACGCTGCCGTCTACAACGATCACGATTGCCACTGGCTTGCCGAGTGGTGCATCCGCGACCAATGTGGTGTTCACGTACACGACGACTGCTCAGCAACCCCTGTTCATCGAGGCTGCGGTTCTACGTGACATCTGGTCGGTGGACACACCTATTCGGATATTCAAGACGACGCAGGAGTACGACATCCTGCCGAATAAGACTGACGTCACCAACATGCAGGATCCGACGTCCATCTACTACGAGAATCAACTGGGCAACTCGTATCTCTATACAGATGGCGGCGCGGCGCAGGACGTGACCAAGCATCTGGTGCTCACGTACATGGAGCCGATTCAAGATTTGATCAACCCACTGGACACCCCGAGCTATCCTCAGGAGTGGTTCCTTCCACTGAGTTGGGGGCTCTCCAAGTTGATTTGCCCGATGTTCAACCGCATCTGGACCCCACTGATGCAAGAGAACTTCATCACTTCGCTGCGCATTGCACAGCAGAAAGATGCTGAGTTCTCCAGCCTATTCTTCGTTGCGAACGCTGAGGAACCGTAATGAAGCCGATTCCGCTGTTCGGTACGGGGATTAAGTCCCTGAGTTCTACGATCACCGCGCAGCGGCGGATCAACTGTTTCTACGATATTCGCGCTGACGAAGACAAGTCGAAGATTGTCATTCGTGGTACGCCGGGATCGTTCTCTCAGTACACGCTGACAGACGGCCCCATTCGTGGCTGGCGGGTGGTAGGCGATTACAAGTACGTCGTCGCGGGCAGCACAGTGTTCCTGGTTGCGAACGACCACTCGTTCTCTATACTGGGCACCATCAGTAACACGGGGCAGTATGTCACGATGGATGACAACAGCATCCAGCTGATCTTCGTGGACGGTAGTCGGGGATATGCGCTCGCGTTGCCAGCCGGTGCCCCCACGCTAATCACGGATGCTAACTTCCCGAATGGTGCTACGACGGTCGCAGTTCTGAACACCCGTGCCATCTGCGAAGTTCCAAATTCTCGGTCGTATTACGTCAGTTCTCAACTTGACGTTACCCTGTGGACGCCTATCATCTTTGGTACGAAAGAGAATTCCAGCGACTTGTTGATTGCAGTCGATGTGCTGAATGGTATGCTGATTCTGTGGGGGCCGAAAAACATGGAGTGTTGGCAGGACATCGGAACGTCTCCCAACCCATACTCGCGTGTCAATGGCTTGAGCCAAACGTGGGGTCTCGCAGCGAAGTATAGCCGTGCGCTGCTGAACAACTCGATGATTTTTCTTGCGCAGAACCCTCAGGGGGGCGTGCAGGTGATGACGCTGAACAACTACGTTCCGCATCGGGTGAGCACTTCGGACATAGAGAATATCATCACTAGCTTCACTGTGTTCAGCGATGCGCTGGGGCTGACATACATGGTGGACGGTCATCCCATGTATCAGCTCACGTTTCCTTCAGCTAACCGCTCGTTCCTGTTTGATTCGCTCACTGGCATGTGGTACGAGACTCAGAGCGGAGTGGGCGATAATGTGCGCCACTTCGCTAATCTGGGCATTGTATTTCACACTGAGAACTACGTCAGCGATGCTAATTCTGGCGTTGGGTATCAGCTTTCAGCTAGTCTATTCACTGAGAGCGGTGCGGCTATCAAACGCATGGTCACGTCTCGTCATGTGCGACTTGATGGTAATGAGTTCGCTATATCAGACATCAATCTTGAAGTTGAAGTCGGCGGCGCGCTGACGGTGGGGCAGGGGTCTAACCCACAGATCATGATGCAGGTTAGCATCGACGGTGGAAAGACTTTCGGTCCTGAACGCTGGAAATCTCTTGGCAGACAGGGGCAGTTCCGTAAACAAGTCAACTGGGACCGCATTGGTTCAGCCAGAGACTTCGTGTTCCGCTTTACCATGACTGATCCAGTGCAGTGGGTTATCACGCTCGGGGAGGCAGTCATATCCCCCGGCACTGAGGCGATGCAGTGACCACGCCACTTAGTCCCGCCCCGCTGAATGCCTCTGTTGCGGGGCCGGACAAGCAGTTCGATCAGGCGTGGAAACGGTGGATAAACGAACTATCCACTACGGTTCGTGCATTATCCGCAGCACCTGCTCCGTCTCCTCCAGCGCCAGCGCCCCCAGCTACTTCACCGGGCGGGGTGAATACGTATGTTCAGTTCAATGACTCCGGTACGTTCGGCGGATCGTCTGCGTTCACGTACAACAAGGCGAGCAACACACTGTCTGTCAGTAAGGCGGTCATCAACAACATTGATAACTCAGTTATCGGGGCAACAACACCAGCCGCAGGAACGTTCACTACACTGAATGCAGCTACGCTGGGGTTTACTGAGAACTCTAGCCTCGTACTGGCTCAGCGGTCATTCTTCCGACCTGCTCCTGCCGCTGTCGGCGTGGCTGGCGCTCCGGGGGTGGTCGTAGTAGATGATTCTAGCCTTGTACTCGCCCAGCGCGCCCTGAGCCGCTCGACATCGTCAGCTTCTGCGCCAGCGTCCGCCCCTGCGGTAGTGGTGGACGATGCAAGCCTTGTCATCGCGCAGAAGGCGATGACAAGACCACCCCCACCCCCACCGATAGTCACTGCTGACTCCCAGCAGATTCTTCCAACCCAGATTTTTGGAGCGTAATCATGTCAACCTATTCACGGCAACTCCTCTCGGGCAGCACGAACGGGCGGGAAATCCCTGTTGCTGCGACAGCCACACCCGGCACTCTGCTCCACACGGCAATCGCAGGAACTGCGTCGTTCGATGAAATCTACCTGTGGGCGTCGAACGTCACCGGCTCGGCGGCTACGCTGACGCTTGAATGGGGTGGTGTGACCGATCCCGGCGACCACATGGTGAAGCAGTACAGCATTCCCGCCAACTCTGCACCAATCCCTATCGCCACGGGGCAGGTTCTGCAGAACGGTCTGGTCTGCCGTGCGTTTTCTGGCACCGCCAGCGCCATCAACATCGGCGGGTACGTGAACCGTATTTCGTAATGAGCCACTCCCCCTTTCGGCCGGTTGACCTAGCTATTGCGAACAAGCAGATAGCCAGCCGGACGTTTGGGAACCTCACCACCGCGATACTGCCGCCTCAGGATATCCGGGTAGCTCGCAGGTCGCCAACGAGGCCAGACGAATTCTCGGATCAGGCGGGGCGGCTGGCAGTCAAGGTATTCACGCCACGAGGGTCCACTGCTCCGGTCCCGCAGTCGTTCGTATCTCGTGGGTGGAACCCCTCGGACGTCAATGCTGCTGTCGCGGGCACATTCTCTAATGGTCACTACTTAACCGTCGCATCAGGTCCAACGGGTGCGTTTGCTGGGCGCGGACTAACGTCACATTCGTCAGGAAACTGGTATCTTGAATTTTTCGCAAATTCGTTAGGCGGCGGGTCTGGACAAGCTGTGGGTGTCCACGGATCTACTGCCCTCGCATTAACTT